TCATCCACTTGCAAATTGATTCATCGTATCAATAGATTTAATTTCATCCTTTTCAAATGAATGTACATATACTTTCAATATCGTATTAGGATCATCCCCAAGTATTTTTGCTACTGTAACAAGTGTTTCACCGCGGGCAAGTAAAATAGAAGCAACGGTATGTCTTAAACCGTGAGGTGATATTCTTCGTAATTCATACTTATTACAAATCATATCGATTGCATCCTCGACATAAGTCAAACCGATTGGGCTACAACCTTGTCGCGATATGAAAACAAAATCCTCATCATTGTGTTGCATGCTATTATTCCATTTCTTTTTTATACACCAAGCTTTATATGTTTTTAATTGGACGTATAATTCGTCATTCATACTGATTTTCCTATAACCATTTTCACTCTTCGGTGGTCCTAGTCCAGTTCTAGTACGAGCTTTATTAATCGAAATAGACTTGGTTTTAAAATCAAGGTCTTTCCAAGTTAATCCCATCATTTCGCCTTTACGCATACCTGTCATTGCTAAAGTTAAAATAGATGTATATCTAGTTGTAGGATCGTTTTCTTTCACGCATGATAGAAAATGTTTTAGTTCTTCCTCTGTATAAAAGTTATCTTTGTCACTGGTAGGTGCAGCACTAAAATCCATTTTCTTAAAGCGATCTTTGGGCAGGATTTCTTCATCAACAGCATAAGATAAAGCAGACTTAAACACTCTAAATATTCCTTGAATGGTTGCACGTTTTAACCTATATGAAACTAACACATCAATCAATTCTCTTTGTAGAGTCATTTTAGTGAGTTTTTGTAATTTGTAATGGCCAATAAGAGGTTTAATATGGTTATTATAAGACTCTTGATAAAGGATATACGTGCCAGGACGCCACACGCTTTTTTTCATTTCAAACCAAATTTCCATCCATTGAGCCACGGTTAAATTTGCATTTTCGACATATCTATCATTTCCATCTAATACGTTTGCTTTTACTTCTATCAAAGCACGCTCAGCTGCTAGTTCAGTATCAAAACCTTGCTGAGATTTTTCCTTTCGCTTTCCAAATCGATCATAGTATTTATAGCGAAAAGCATACTTCTTTTCATTTTCTGAATCCTTGTACCAGTAAATGCAATCTTTTTTAGTAGTATAAAACTTTTTCCTAACCATTGTGATTTCCTCCGTTTTAGCACGAGCAGGTACATTGAAGAAAATCGTTTGCATCACTCCTTTCAAATGTAAATATTTTAAATGGGAATATATGTTCTTTTTTTATGTATTAAAATAGCCCCTTACATTTCAGTTTTACCAGCTCTAGCGGTACGTTATGTAATGAAGCTATATCGTAAATAGTTTTTTGTTCATCGTAATCAAATAAATTTTCATCTGGTATTAAAAGATGAGCAGCAAAAGTATTTGCTTCTATCTCTACTTTATCAACAGAGAAGAACGTATTTGTTCTCATGAAAGGGGTGTTTAGTTTAGTATGTAAAATTGCGTGACCTAATTCATGAGCACAAACAATAAGTTGTTCTTCGATATTTAAGTTACTGTTGATAAAAATAAACCTATTACGTTTTTCGTATTGATAAAAACCTTTTATATCGGGCGGTAGATCCCAATAAAAAATTTCTATTTTTAAATATTTGGCTAACGAAAATGGATTCCGGGTACTGTACTTTTTATATAAAGCCCCTACTTTTTGTTTAACCCACTCCATCCGCATCCCCTCGAATCGTATTAATCTTCTTTATCTCTATATTTATTCGGAGTGTACTTTTTATTGTTCTTCTTTGCTAGACGTACACCAAATTCCATGGCTTCTAACAAAGATTCTTTTGCTTCATCGCTCATCGGTTCACCATCAAAAAGTAGGCCAGTTGCAGAGGATAAATCCTCGCGAAGTTCTGCCATTCGTTTAGCTATATCACGTTCATCTTTAGATTCTTTATTAGTAGTATTGGTTGTCTTACCCAGTAGATAGTCACTAGGACAAGATAAAGCGATGGACAATCTAGCGATATCTTCAGCGCTTGGTTCGGTGTAACCACGCTCCCAATTTGAAATAACTTGTGGTGAAACAGAAATTTTTTGAGCTAACTGCATTTGTGTGTAGCGCAACTTTTTTCGTTGTTCTTTAATACGAGAGCCTATTATATCACTCATTTAAACACCTCTTTTCTATAAGAGTAGAATACCCAAAACTAACGGAATTTGATATATTACTAACGGAATTTGAGAAATTAATTATAAAAACGGTTGACATTAACGGAATTCGTTAGTATATTGTTATTAACGGATTACGTTAGTCGAAATGAGGTGATAATATGATTTATGAGAATGTAAAAAAAATACGCATGGCACGCGGTATAACCAAAAGACGTGTAGCTAAGGGTGTAAATGTAACAGAAATGACTTACGGTCGTATTGAAAGTGGAATTAGTAAATTGAGTGCAGAACACTTAAAAATTATAGCTACAATACTTGGTGTTCCAGTAGCAACTTTTTTTGATGACAAACTAACGGATTCCGTTATAAAAGAGATTTCTAGTATTTCATTTTCTAAAGAAAGGCAATTGGCATAATCAGACCATTACTTAGAAATTGGAACGAATTTAAACACAGGAGGTTTTGCCATGAAACACTTGCAAGTTATTCACAAACAAGTTGTATTAACGAAAAAATTTGAAGTATACGGATCTTTAGATAATCCGTTGTTTTTAGCTAAGGATGTAGCTAGTTGGATTGAACATAGTGACACATCCAAAATGATTCGTTCAGTAGACGAGGATGAGAAGGTAAAGAATAATGTTCCTACCCTTGGTGGATTACAAGAATCCTGGTTCCTGACAGAAGATGGTTTATATGAAGTGTTAATGCAATCACGTAAACCTATAGCAAAACAATTTAAAAAACAGGTCAAAACCATTTTGAAAGACATCCGCCTTAAAGGTGGCTATATCGCTACAACCGAAGATGACGATGAAATGACAATCTTAGCGAAAGGATTTCTAATAGCTCAAAAAACTATCGAAAGTAACAAAAGAAAAATTGTTGAACAGCAAATGTTAATTGAAGAACAAAAACCTAAAGTTCTATTCGCAGAAGCTATCCAAGCAAGTAAAACAACTATTCTTATTGGCGAATATGCCAAAATCTTAAAGCAAAACGGTGTAGACATAGGAAAAAAAAGACTTTTCGAATGGCTTAGAGATAATGGCTATTTAATCAAACGAAAAGGTTCTGACTATAACACACCGACTCAAAAGAGTATGGAGTTAGGTTTATTCGAAATAAAAGAAACACCAATTCATCACACTAGTGGCGAAATCAGCATTTCAAGAACTTCAAAAATAACAGGTAAAGGGCAATCCTACTTTATTAATAAGTTTTTGACAAAGGAGGTTGCCATATGATCCAAGAGCAAATCGAAGATGATGTAACACTTTTCTGGGATATAGAAGACATCATTCGAGAAACCCGCTATAAAAAAACATTTCTAGAAGCGAATCTGTTATGTGATCCGAGAATTAAACGGTTTGAAAGAAAGCCAAAACCAAGAAGTAAAAGAATATGGCTTGCAGGACCAACAAAAGAAACTATTAAAAATATCATAATGAACGAATGGAATTAAAAATAAAAAAGCACGAGCAGGTGCAATTAAAACAGGAGAGGCCAGGGCAAATGGCCTCGTCAAACTACCAATCTAGTAAGAGGTTGGGGCAAATCAACCTCTTATCTCAATAATAAAGCTAACTTAGCAAAGAGACCATGCACAGAGTGCATATATGCAATTTAAGCATAAAAGGAGAGGGCAATATGGATATAGATGTTGGAAGTCTATTAAAAAAATGCCGTAAGAAGGCAAAGCTTTCACAGGAGGCATTCGCTGATTTAATGCACACGACTCAATCAACAATCAGCCGGATTGAAAAGAACATCATTGCATGCGAAGTAAGTTTCTTGCAAAAGGCTGCTAGATTAACAAATTCAGAGGATGTAGTGATTACCGCATTATTCAGTGTAGATGCAATCGTACAGGTAGCAATGCAAATGCAAGTCACTTTTATAGGAGGATTATTCAATTGGATCCTTTAAAACTAATCAACGACAAAATCATTAAAGAAAAAGCATGTATTGATGACTTAATTAAAGAAATTGCAATGCATACACAAAACGGACGATACCAGTTAGCAGCTGATCGTGGTTATGACATGCAAAACTCAATCAATCGAATCCGACAGTTAGAAGGGCAAAAAGGGTTGTATTTAATAGCTCTTAAATATGTAGGAAAAGGAATAGACGTTGAGGTGGTGAAGAAACATGCGCATCAAGCCTAGAGCGTGGAGACATATGTCATTAAAGCAAAGGTTAATATATGTACATTTCTTTTGCGACAAGAAAGTATTAGAAAAGTTAAATGGCAATAAAAAAGCTGCTTAATCGCTGGAACGATTAAACAGCAGTGCGGTAATAGTCTACCCACATTATAACACAAAATCAGACGTTTGAAATATAAAGTGCTAAAGCACAAAGGGAGCCTAATTATGACATTAGAAAATGCAATCAAAAGCGTATTAGAACAAAAGATGGTCGACGGCACAGTTGAAAAGTTGGTGGGAGAGAAGGTTGAACAAGGGATTGAACGTGCTCTAAATGATTTATTCGGATCATACGGCGACATCACAAAAGTAATAGAGAAGAAATTAAAAGATGTTATGGTGCCACAAATCGAAAGGCATGATTTTAGTAGATATTTAGTTAAATTGGATTCAGTTCTTACAGAACTTTCTAATGCTACTGCTAAACAAAATAAAAAACTTTTGGATAACTTCGCAATTTTAATGAAAGATACGCCAAATAAAATTAATGCTTCAGAGATTTTTGAAAAGTGGATGAAGCTTTCTGCTGATGATATTGAGACGGAAGGTTTAGAAGTGGATTACGATGACCGTCCTACTTACGAAAGTGTAGAAGTATCACTTTCTTTCGAACAAATCGAGGGACGTTCGTGGTCATCATACGAAAACGGACAACTAATTTTTGAATGTGAACATGATGAACAATTGAATTTCATTGTGCCCTTACAGCGTTGGAAAACACTAGATGATTATTGGACAATTACTGACCTACAAAATGTTGATATAACGTCCATTAAAAACATTAGTAAGTTTGAAGCATTCATTCGCTCATTAAAACAAAACTACTCAAAAATCTATGTAGATACTGAATACGAAACAGATCATTTATCTCCAACAGCCGAGCCAGAGGCTGAATGGTCTTAATAAAGAGACGTTTGCGAGTCGAAACTCGCTCTCGTCAAGCAGCTTGTAAATGGTTGGTTAGCCGTTTCCTCTAAGGAATTTACAAGCTGCTTGATGGGAAAAGCCATCAAAAAAACCACTGCGCGAACAGTGGCCTTAACAAATAAATATTTACATCATCATACCACAGGAGGGCAAAAAAGATGAAGAAAATTGAGTTGGTAGTTTTAAAATTACGTGATTTTAAGGGCATTAAATCACTTGATATTCAATTAGACGGTGGCAATGCTGAAATTTTTGGTGACAACGAAGCAGGTAAAACTACAACATTTGATGCGTTTTTATGGCTGTTGTTCGATAAGGATAGCAACAATAAAAAGGACTTTGCTATCAAGTCTTTAAACAGTGACGGATCCGAACAACACAACTTGGAGCATACGGTTGAAGGTACATTTTTAATTGATGGTGTGTTTGTTACTTTAAAGAAAATCTACAGAGAGGTTTGGACAAAAAAACGAGGTGCTGCAAACAAGGAATTTACAGGGCATACCGTAGACTACGCGGTGAATGATGTACCGCTAAATAAGAAAGAGTACACAGCCAAAGTTGCTGAGATTGTAGATGAAGAAAAATTCAAGCTCCTTACATCGCCTACTTATTTTAACGAACAATTGAAGTGGCAAGAAAAAAGACAGCTGTTACTTGAAATCTGCGGTGACATTTCAGATGAAGATGTGATTGCATCAAATCAATCACTGGCTAAATTAAATGAACTTCTTAACGGTAAGTCGATGGAAGATATGAAGAAAATCATTACTAGCCAGAAAAAACAAATTAATGATGAGCTTGAAATGATTCCAGTACGTATTGATGAAATTAATAAAATGATGCCAGAAACGACTGTAGATATTGAAAAGATGCGTCAACAAGTTGAGCAAATCGAAGCTGATATGGATGAACTGCAGCAACAGAAAATCCGAGTGAAAAACGGTTCATCTGTACTTGATAAACAACGGCAGTTACAAGTGTTAGAAATGCACCAAAGCGACTTAAAACGCACTATTGAAGCTGATAGCATGCAAGAAATCAATAAGCTTCAAGTGCGTGTTCAGGAAGCGCAAGGCAACGTACAAATTATTCAATCTGAAATTAAACATAAAGAGAACTACAAAAACTCTAAGGAAAATGAGTTGCAACAGCTATCTAATGACATCCAGCGTACTGAAAATCAGTTAATTGAGTTACGTAAAGATTGGGCACACCACAATAATACTCAATTTGAATATGAGGATAAATGCGAGTGTCCTACTTGTAAACAAGAACTACCTCTTGAACAAGTTGAGGCTGCTCGAAATGAAGCACAAGCGCAGTTTAATGAGGAAAAGGCTCGTAGGTTATCAGCTGTAAATGAAAAGGGAAAAACTTTAGCGCAAGAAAAAGAGCAAAAAGTAAATCGCCACAACGAAGTAAATGAAGATATTTTTAGCGCAAATATGGAATTGGATGCTGCTAAGAACAAGCTAGAAACAGCACAGAAAGAGTTAAGTAAATATCAAGATAAGTTACAGCAAGCCCAAACATCGGTGCCTGATGTGACAGTGACTGATGAATATAAATCTATCACTCTACAAATTGAAACATTACAAGCTGAAATTAAGCAGTTAAACGAACATGCTCATGAAGCTGTTGCTGGTATCGACGAAGAAATAGAAAAATTAAAGTTCATTCGTAACGGCTGCAACAATGCGTTATCACAACACGCAAACATTGAAGCGAGTAAGGAGCGAATCATTGAGCTGGAAGATCAACAGGTGAAACTTGCTCAAGAGTACGAAAAGCTAGAGCAAACTACATTCCTTATCGAAGAATTTATCCGAACAAAGGTAAACATGCTCACTGAACGCATTAACAGCAAGTTCAAATATGCACGATTTAAGCTGTTTGACACGCAGGTAAATGGTGGATTAAACGAGGTATGCGAAACGACATTTAAAGGCGTACCATACGGCACTGGCCTTAACAATGCAGCGAAAATCAATGTCGGCTTAGACATTATCAATACACTATCAGCACATTATGGCATCCTAGCACCTATTTTCGTGGATAATGCCGAAGCTGTAACCAAGTTTATAGATGTGGAAACTCAACTTATTAGCTTAGTTGTTTCTGAGAAGGACAAGCAGTTACGTGTTGAATTAGAACCAATCGAATACAAGGAGGCAATTTAACAATGACAAATCAATTAGCGATTATTCAAAAAGATATTACAGATAGTGTAAACAACAAGTTAGGAGAACTACAAAAAGAAGGGTTAGTAATTCCGCAAAATTATAACGCTAGTAATGCATTAAAATCTGCATTTTTCAAACTGCAAGAAGTAAAAGATAAATCAGGTAAACCGGCATTAGAAGTATGTACTAAGGAATCTGTCGCTAACTCGTTATTAGATATGACAGTACAGGGGTTAAGCCCAGCAAAAACACAATGTTATTTCGTAGTGTATGGCACTCAGTTACAGATGCTTCGCTCATACTTTGGTACACAAGCTGTACTTAAACGCTTAAGCAATGTAAAGGATATTTGGGCGAATGTTATTTACAAAGATGATGTATTTGAATACGAAAACTACCACGGACGCGAACGTTTAATTAGTCATAAAACATCATTCGAAAATCGTGACAAAGACATTTTGGGAGCTTATGCGGTTGTTCAAACTGAAAGTGAAGAAATATTAACGGTTATGACAAAAAAAGAAATCGAAGCATCATGGGGGCAAAGTAAAACATCTCAATCTGTTCATAAAAAGTTCCCTCAAGAAATGGCAAAACGTACAGTTATTAATCGTGCAGCCAAAGCCTTTATTAATACTTCCGACGATAGCGACTTATTGATTGATGCAATAAATCGATCAACTGAAGGTGAGTATGAACCAACAGTAAAAGACATGGGGGATATTGAAGAAGTAAAACAAGAAATTGAGCAAAATGCTAATTCAGAGGATTTGGATATTAAGGAACAACCTTCTGCAACTGTTCAGGAAGCTGAATTTGTAGAAGTACCGCAAAAACCGTTACAAGAACAACAGCAAGCATCATTTACTGATGGACCTGGTTTCTAATGATCCAAATCAAAACTCTAGCAACAGGAAGTAAGGGGAATTGCTATCACATTACAGACGGTAGCACCCCTCTACTCCTAGAGTGTGGTATCAGCTTCAAACAGATACAGCAGGGCGTTAATTTTGAGACTTCAAGCCTTAGTGGTGTACTTATTACCCATGAACACAAAGACCACTGTAAAGGCGTGGAATCGGTGTTAAATCGTGGGTTAGATGTTTATATGTCAAAAGGTACTCAAGAGGCTTTGCAGCTACAGCATCACCGTATTAATACAGTCGAAAGTAAGAAGCAATTTAGGGTAGGCACATGGACGATATTGCCGTTTGATGTACAGCACGATGTAAATGAGCCGTTAGGTTTTTTGCTACAGTCAGACAACGGTAGCAAGCTGTTATTCGCAACAGATACTTACTATGTGAAATATCGATTTACAGGTCTAACTCACATCATGATTGAGTGTAATTACGACCAGCAAACATTGGACGACAACGTAGAAAGTGGCCGTATTCATCCAGCAATGCGAAAACGAGTTATGAGGTCACATTTTAGCTTAGAAAACCTACTCGAATTTTTTAGGGCAAACGATTTGAGCAAGGTTGAGGAAATACATCTACTGCACTTATCAGATGGCAATAGCAACGTAGATCGTATCTTTAAAGCAGTTGCAAGGGCAACAGGCAAGATGATTTTTATTCCGTAGGAGGGGCAAGGGCAAATGGCTGAAAGAAATTTCAAGGGCGTATGGATTCCGAAAGAAATATGGCTAGCAAAGGAATTAGGGTGGTCGGAAAAAGTACTACTGGTGGAAATTGATTCATTAGACGGTGAGAATGGTTGTTTTGCATCTAATGAGTATTTGGCCGACTTTTTCAAACTATCAAAAGACCGCATTTCCAAGATGATTTCTAGTTTGAGAGATAAGGGATATATAACGGTTCAGCTTGTATATAAAGAGGGCACAAAACAAATTGATAAACGAATTATTCGCATTGTACGGCAACCATACCCTATAGGCGAAAACACCGATACCCCTAGTCGAAAACAACGAGAGGGTCTAGGTGAAAACACCGATACCCCTATAGGCGAAAACGCCGAGGATAATAATACAGTAATTAATAATACATCTAATAATACAAGAGACAAAGACAGACAGTCGTCTAGTCCACTCATAAATATGAATTTCGAACCTATTAAACAACTATTTGAAAGCAATGTTCGTATCGCAACATTGGCTGATTGCAACAACATACATGAATCACTGGAATTTTACGAACCAGAACTTATTAAAGAAGCAATCCTAACTGGATCTAACAGTGCTCGAAGCTTTAAGTACATTCTTTCGATTTTAGATAACTGGCGTAAAGAGCTTGGTGTAAAAACATACGCAGATTGGCAGGTGAAGATAGATGCAAAAAACGGACGACAGAATGGCAGCAGTAATGGAGGAGCTTCAAGCACGAAGCCAACTGTATTCGGAAACTATTGTAGCGATTGAAGAAACTAACTACAACTGTCCAAAGTGTAAGGATACTGGCAGTTACTTAGTCCGCAAAAAGAATGGCTACTATATCCGAGGTGTTGAAGTTGAGCAGGACTATTATGTCGAATGCGAATGTAGCAAGATGCTCAAGATTAATAGACTCATTAAATCGAGTGCCATTACAGAAGAGTTTCAGAAAATGAGCCTTAAAAACTTCTCGACAGATAATGTTCATCCGAAAGTTGTTGAAATGAAAAGTAAGGCAAAACAGTACTATGCAGCCTTTGAAGAGATTAGAGGTTTCAGACAGAACAGCATCATGCTTATTGGACAACCTGGTTGTGGCAAGACGCATCTATTAACCGCCATATCTAACTACCTGATGCATGCAAAACAAGTGCCTGTTCTGTACTTCCCATATAAAGATGGCATGAACAATATCGCTGCTAACAACTTTGAACGAAAGAACGAAATTATGGATCGGATGAAAGAGGTTGATGTCCTGTTCATAGACGATTTGTTCAAGCCGATTGGCGGAAAAGTCGATGTGAAAACGTGGCAGACCGAGGTCATCTTTGAAGTAGTCAACTATCGCTATCTGAACAACAAACCGTTACTAATATCCAGCGAGTTATCTCTGGACGACATGCTTTATATTGACGAGGCGCTTACAAGTAGGCTGTTTGAAATGGCTCAAGATTTCACGGTAACGATTCCAAAGGATATGAAAGTGAATTACCGATTACGCAAGGTATTTGAAAATAGATAGAGGGGCGAACAGCCCCTTGATTGGAGGGTGAAGGGATGGCAACAAATAAAATTGAACGGGTAGAAATCATCAATAAGTTAATTAAGTTCATTTCAGAACGTGGTCGTCGTTTCTTCTATTCTGGTTCAAATGACAGAACAGCTTCAATGATTTTGAAGAAAAATCGAGTTTATATTGTGGACCATAGAACAGGCCAAGAAGTTTATGCATATGAGGGGTTCTCGCATAAAGGGTTTTCGCATGGAGGTACATTGTGGGCGTTGGTATGTGACTTTTCTTTCTTTATTCGCACAGGTAAAAGTGCAAACGGTAAACATGGTTACGGTGGATTAAATAGTGGCGGTTGGGGCCATAGCGATGAAATTCAAAAAGAAATAATCGATTTTGCCAAAGAGATTGGCTATTTGAAGGGGTGAAACGAAATGAATCCAGTATTTTTAGGCTTTGGAGTTATACCATACGCAATCATTATTTGGCACATGGATGGTCAAGCAGAACACAGAACGATTTGTGGAGATGAGCAAGATATCCAAGACATGCTCAAGCGTCATCAAACTGAGGGGGATTTTTACAGCCGATATGATGCGGCTAAGGTTTACTATCCAGAACAGAGAAAGGAAATGATTGCATGAGTAGAGAGATTAAGTTTCGGGCATGGGAAGCGAGAGTGAAAAAATATATTGATTGGGATAACTTCATGAATAATCCTTTTGGAACTTGGGGGATGAAGGCTATTAATAATGAACGTTATTACTTCCAACAATACACAGGCTTAAAGGACAAGAACGGCAAAGAGATTTATGAGGGGGATATTTTAAAAACTTCTTCAGTAAGTGGAAAAGGAGACATCATAACAACTATAGAGTGGAGTGAATTTAGTTGGAAAGAGAAATTAATTTATTCACCTATTCACCAATTTTACGAGTATTTTGATTTCTCAGATGAAACTGGTGTAGATTCCGAAATCATCGGCAACATCTACGAAAACCCTGAACTACTGGAGGCAACAGCATGATAAACCGAGTTGTGATAGTTGGCCGACTTACTAAAGATCCTGAGCTTCGATATACACCAAACGGAATTGCATCATGTCGTTTCACAGTTGCAGTCAACCGTACATTTAAAGGACAGAACGGTGAACAGGAAGCCGACTTCATAAATTGCCAGGCATGGCGCAAACAAGCCGAGAATCTAGCCAACTTCATGAAGAAAGGTAATTTAATAGGTTTGGAAGGGCGAATCCAAACAGGCAGCTATGAGGGGCAAGATGGCAAGCGAGTTTTTACTACTGACGTTGTAGCAGATAGCATTCAGTTTTTAGAACAGCGATCAAACAGCACAGGAGGCGCACAGAACACACCAAACTATCAATCTAGTACAAATACAGGTGGAACGAATCAAACGCCACCACAGGGCAATTATGGCGGTAATAATAACCAGCCAAGTTATACGAGAGTGGATGAAGATCCATTTGCTAATAGTAAGGGGCCGATTGAGGTTAGTGAGGACGATTTACCATTTTGAGGTAATTAGGAGTGATAAACATGGCGCAACTAAGAAAAATCTCCAAGGCTAGAACATCAAGAGAATTAAGAAGAATGATAGCTGATGATACCGATAGAGGTTGGAGTGTAGGTAGTGAAGTGAAATACTTACCGGAATTTGCACGATCGTATCAAGTGTTAATGATATTTAATACTGAAAGCGAGGAAGCGTAATGAAAAAGGGCAGCGAATTATTTGCGAAAGTCAAAATACACAAATTACGTGGTGAAAAGCCTACGGTCATTGAATTTAATGGGGAACGTTACGTAAAGGATAATCAGAATGTTGGGGGTAAATGATGATGGATTTAACAAAATTATTCGAAACACAGGCAGCATTGGACGAACACATCATGCTGGAGCATCCAGAATTACGAGGACAAAACAATCTGGATTGGAAACTACTAGCGCTACAAGTTGAGCTAGGCGAATGTGCGAATGAATGGCGTGGATTTAAGAAATGGAGTACGGACCAGAAACCACGAACAGAAGTATTAACTAACAACCCAGATAAAACTGACAAAAATAAACCATGGTTAATGCGGAATTTCCTTCTTGAAGAGTATGCAGATGTTCTGAGTTTCGTTTTATCTATCGGCAATGAAATGCAAGAAAGTCTAGATTTATTTGGATATTTATTATCTGAGAAGTACAAACAAGAAATACGTTATGCCGAAATGGATGTATGTGACCAATTCAGAAAACTATTTAGATCAATATCACTGTTAGACATGCATAGAAATATGGTGAATTTCGGTGAAGTGCTAGCTGATTTGATGGGGTTAGGTAAAGTGCTAAGATTTACAACTGACCAAATTGAAATTGCTTACTACGCTAAGAATAAGGTCAACCATGAGCGTCAGGAGAGTGGGTATTGATGAAGGCATACTCCGTTACAGAATGTGTGAGTTGGGAAAGAAGTACATTAGTATTTGCTGAAACAGCCAATGAAGCTAAAACGCGAGCTTTATGTGATGAAAATTTTGATGGTATTGCTTATACAGATTTAAGAGTGAATCGAGCTAAGTACGCTGATGGTCATGAAAATGATAGTGAACGTGACTTGATGATTCTTAAAATTCGCAACGGATGGTGGTACGAAATAGATGGTCAATACATCGATTCAAATAACATTAACGAAGCAATAGCAAACGGTTGGATTTAACTAAATACACGCTGCTGGTAGAACAGCATTAGATTTTTTTATCAGCAGATGAAAAAGAGTGCTAATAGGAGGCAACATGAGTAAAGCGAAATACGGAAACAAAAAAGTTGTACATGACGGAATTACATTCGATTCAGCATTAGAAGCAAAGTATTACGATTACTTGAAACACCAACAAGCACAAGGCATTGTGACAGCCTTTGAATTACAGCCAAGGTTCGTATTGTTGCCCAAGTTCGAAAAGAACGGCAAGAAATATCGTGAGATTGGTTACAATGCGGATTTTACTGTTCATTATGCAGATGGTCATACAGAAGTAGTTGACATCAAGGGGATGGTTACACAGCAATTTGAATTAAGGAAGAAGTTATTTGAATATCGTTATCCGCATGAATTAAAGCTTCTAACGTATTCAAAGATTGATGGTGGTTGGATAACTCATGATGAACTAAAAAAGGCTAGGAAAGTACGTAAAGAGTCTAAAGTCGGGTGATGAAATGAACACAGTACGCAAGGAAGTTAAACAACGCAGAGCCCGCCTAATCAATCAGCAGGACCACATAGCTTTTCTCAAATGCAAAAGGTGTCCGAAGCGTAAGGCTTATGATCCTAGTAAGAAATGCAGAGGATGCAAGGTTTATAGAGAACTAAGAGGAATTGGTAAAGAGCTAGAGCAGATTAGTCGGTTGCGTAAGTGGACTAGGTGAGTATTTGAAAGTTATTGTTCAGTAGCAATAAAAAAAGCGTTGCAATAAAGCAACGCTAGGTTTGTTTAATCTTAGAGAATTTTACAACACTAAACACAAAGCCTATCAATCCGCTAATAAAGAAAATATATGCTACTGGTATTGACATTGCTTCTAAGTTATTTGTAAAGATTCTATATGCTCCTACTGAACATAATGCCAAACCACTTACCGAGCTAAGCAATGTTCTATTCTTTTCAGTCAAAAAACCACCTCCAAATATTGGTATATAAAATATGTTAACACAACTTTTATTTTTAGTTAACTAATATTTGAAGGTTTTAATGTCATGAAAACAAAAAAGCTTACTGAACAATATGAAGATATTGTTCAGTAAATGTAGCGTGCATAAATATGAAAAGAAAAAGGAGTAATTCCAACAAGGTTAATCACTCCTACAAAACTATTTTTTTGAAGTTTTAATACAAAGAGAGTCTTTATATCTCTATACAATCGGACTTAACAATTTAAGGATAATAGAAGCATTTACGTTAGTTTGTGTGCCTCCTGCTAAAGTTTGAAGGATTACTGCTGCAGCGGAGGAATGATTTCTAAGTGTAAGTATACCGCCAGACGGTATAGCAATTATTGCCTGACCATTGTTTTGTTGAGTACCAGCACCTGAACCATAAACTGTTTCTGGAATCGGTACACCATTTAAAAATAATGTGAATTGGTTAGGTTCAACACCTGAGACGCTGAAAGTAACCTCGTAGATTCCTGGTCTTGTAACAAAAATTTCAGAGGTTCCAGGAACATGCGTAATTCCCGGAGTAACTATACCTGTTGAATCAAAAATAATATCTGCTTCTACAGCTACAGTTTCAGGACCTAGATTATATATATATCCATATTCGCAAAGACCACTACAAGGTGTTGGTATTATAGGAGGAATAGCGCCAGTAATTCCACAGAGATCAACAGCTCTGAAGGGTCCCGATTGGCTTCCGCATAAGCAAGAACGTTTATTACAGTTACTACAGTTATCCATTTTTTCACCTCCATTTGTAGTATTTTATTCGCTTGAAATATCAAGTAGAGGGCCATTGGCTACAAACTAGTAATTTTGTTTATTTTAATATTGATGTTTTAAAGAAAATTGGTAGCATTGTTAAACCATTTTAAATAAAGGTTACTGAACATTTGAGGAAATAAATTAAAAAAGGATCACTGAGCTGTGACCCAAAATTGAGGGAGGTAGTGACTGTCAACTAGCGCCACAACCAAATAAGTGCGTGCGATACACTCAATGTTAAAATGTGCAGATTTAAGTTACCTATACATTAAAAAAGCCGCAGCGTTTGCAGACGCTACAGCTCGAATTGGTTTATGCCCTTTTAAGACAATCTGGTACATGTATTATAACACACTTAGGAGGGCAAACCTAATGGGCAAACAAGGGCAAATTAAAGTTACGAAAGAGAATTTACTTCAGTGGATTGAGAATTATCGTTGGATGGTTGAAACAATTGAGGAAGCAAGACAGCCGGTAGCTAAGGTCAATAACAACAGTTACATTGGGGCTAAAACAGCTATGTATGGTATTGAGTCAACATTACCAAAGGCTAGTGGAGGTACAAGTGATCCTGTGTTTACAGAGGTACAACGTCGAGTATATTCTCTAAATTATCGCATTAAAGAATACGAGGAAAAGATTGCGGAAGTGCAAAACCGCATTCCGTTTGTAGAAGGCGATAGAGAGGTAGAAGTCCTTCATAGATTGCTAGATGGGGATAGCATGCGTGCTATTGGTAAGCATATGAGATTATCTAGCACGACAATTTTTAGAGTAAGAAATAATATTTTGAGCCAGATGATTAAGTAGCCTTTTTGGCTACTTTTTTAATAACATTTGTTCAACAAATGGGCCATATTGCGAAATAAAAGACTTTTATGTAATATTGCCTAACGACGCTTTGGTAACTTTCAATGGTTATTTATAAATAATTATAGACAATAGATTTTAAAACATTTATACTTAACTAAGTTAACTTTCATATATCGTTTACATTATTTTTTTTGCTCAATTAGTTAACTAACTTAACTAATTGTTAGAAGGGAGAAGTGAAATGTTTTGAAACAAAATCCTGATTTCTTTAATGCGTATAGTTTAGTGCATCGTCCTTTAACGAATCATACAAATCGTATTTTAGAGAAACATGAATTGTCGAGCTCTTATTGGCGTGTACTACGTATTTTAGAAAAAGCTGAGTCTAAAAACTTTGGAGACATTACAAATGCATTAATGATAGAAAAACCAGCCTTAACTAAAATCGTTAAAAAGCTTTCAACAATGGGGATTGTAGAAATTCAACGTGGACAAGATAAACGTGAAAAAATCGTAATGTTAACTGAATTTGGTAAGAAAAAAATTGATGCTATTCGTAGCGAACTTAATCCGTTTTTAGAGGCTGCAATCGAAGGTTTAAGTCAGGAACAATTAAATAGTGCGATTGAAGTACTAGAAATCATTAAAAAAAATATTACGAAATACTAAGGTGAATTATGGAAAAAATGAAAGAAAAATTATGGACGAAGGAATTTGTCACATTATCAGTTATCAATTTTGTTACTACAATCGTCTTCTTTTTATTAATGGTGACGATCGCAAAATATGCAGTTAGTGAATTCAATGTTTCGACGAGTACAGCAGGCTTGGCTTCAAGTATCTTCATTATTGGTTCACTGTTTGGACGTTTAGGTGGAGGTCGAATTATCGGTCAATTGGGCAGTAAAAAGACATTATTCTATGGCTTAATTGGCTTTTTAATTACAACGTTACTTTACTTTGCAATATTTAATATTACTTTATTATTAATTTACCGTTTATTACAAGGTGTAGCTGTTGGTTTAGTTGGTACTGCAATAGGTACAATTATTGCGCAAATTTTACCAGCCAATCGTCGAGGGGAAGGGATTGGTTACTTCAGCTTAAGTGCTATTTTAGCTGCAGCTGTTGGACCATATATTGGTCTTTTACTAATGAAAAACTTTGATGGTTTTAATGTAATCTTTATTTTTAATGCCATTTTAGCAGTTGTTGTTTTACTGATGTTCTTCGTAATAAAATTCCCAGAAAGTTTAACAAAACCAGTTCAATCTACTTCAACAACACAAGTACAAAATACTGGTATCTTATCTAAATTTATTGAGAGACGTGCAGTGCCAATTTCACTTGTTGCACTATTTGTTGGATTAGCCTATTCAGGTGTACTTTCATTTATGTCGTTTTATACCGTTGAAATTGACTTAGAAAAAGTTGGTGGCTATTTCTTCTTAATTTACGCAATTGTTGTTATTCTAACACGCCCTGTCACTGGTAAGCTATTAGACGCGCGAGGCGCAAACATAATTATTTATCCATGCTTAATTATTTTTGCAATCGGTATGTATTTGTTTAGCTCTGCTACTACTTCAATTATTTTCATTATCGCTGCTATCTTCATCGGTATTGGTTACGGTAACTTTACTTCAGTAGCACAAGCCGTAGCTGTAAAAGAAACACCACGTGAAAGAATGGGCTTAGCTACTTCAACGTTCTTTATTTTTTATGATATTGGATTAGGCTTTGGTCCCTTTATTTTAGGGAAGCTTATCCCTTCAATGGGTTATCGCTCTATTTTTGAGTGGATGGTGGTAGTACTTGTAGTTTCATTCGTTTTATATTACTTTTTACACGGAAAAAAGGAATCTAATTCTCGAAAAATACTTACAAATAATTAAAAGATTGCCTGCTAATCAATCTATTGAAATTAAGTAGTTAGGATAAAACTCTAACTAAATTAAAAAGACATTCATGATTGTATAATAATCGTGAATGTCTTTTAGTGTATAAAAAGGCAATTTATTAACGCTGTAAATCTGCATTATTCAACTGGCATCTCAACTCCAACTAACATAGCAGTTGAATAATGGTCTTCAACAAAACCAGCTAATAGAGGCTGATTGTTATTCAAGAAACGGGCGCGATTTTGGAACAAATGGAACAAATGAAACAGATGTAACAAAAAGAACAAATGTAAAACATGTAGCATGTTTTGTGATAGGAAAAACATGTTGTAAACTCGGAGGTAGGTTCGGTGCGGTAAATGTTTCTTCCCTTGGTATTTATGAAATACTAAATATTAGGGAAAGACAGACCGACGACCGACCTGCGCTTGTCAGATTAGTCCGGAGCGCGACATACATGGCCGGCCCATATATTTAAAAAGATTAGGTATCTTAATTAATATAAAGGGCTAAAAATCGAAAGAAGGAGTGGTTATTATGTGAACTTCGTCCACTTTCCATTTTAATCAGTCAAACTTACTAAACGTGCACGGAAATGCACGAACACAATTCGATACAATAATTAACGTGGAGAAGAAGCTCTACCACGGTTGCTAGAAGTGAGCTAACTCGACAGTTTTACCACATTAGAATAATAGACGAATGTAAGACCCCTTGAGCGGATTCGAGGGGTTTTTATTATGAAAGGGGAAGGTTATGAAACCACAAATTGAAAATAGCTTTATGTATCATGCTCCAAAAGAAGGGCAACCAGAAAAGTACGAGGCAATTCGTGAAAAAGCGAAAGAGCTTGCTTACTTGATTGAAGAAGTGTGTCCTAACAGCCGAGAGAAGTCAGTTGCAATGACGAATCTTGAAACAGCTGTAATGTGGGCTAATGCTTCGATCGCACGTAACTAAGAGCCTTCGGATGAGGGCTTTTTCTTTTGCTTTGAAAACTGCATCAAACAGCCAAAACGCTTTGGGTCGAGAGGGTAGAGTTTGGTGTGGTTTTGAGAGTGGAATATAAATAAAGTGTTCCAATTTTTTACCTCTCAAAGTATGATTGAGTGGGAGGTAAAAACATGCAAAATATTACATATGACTTGGGTAATTTAGCAGATTGGATTAGTGCTATAGGGACGATTGGGGCTTTATTCTTTGCGATTTTTTTAGCAACAAAAGATACTAGAACAAAAATAGAAATAACAATTATTAATGACAGAAGAAGAATGCTTTTAAATGAAAAGAATCCAGATACATATGAAATATGTGTAGTTAATACTAGATCAAGAGTGATTCATCTGCGTTCGATGAGTATGTATGTTAAAGAAAGGAATAAAGAAAAAAAGAGAATAGCCAGAATTACTGATGGACAAGAACCTATACTTGGTTCAATACAATTCGGAGAAATTAAGACACATAAAATAGAAAGCAATTATTCAATATCATATGAACAAAATGTAAAAGGAACAAAATTTTATGTAGTTTTTGAGGATATTACAGGAAAAAAATTTAAGAAGCGATTTAATATTAACACCTTGATAGATTGAAGGTGTTTTTCTTTTGCCTTGAAAAGTGAGTGTCGAGCAGTCCTCCTCTTACTGCTGAACTAGCGGTACTTGTTTTTGAGTGTGAAATACACATTACAATTCATTTCCAATTAATCTATAATGGAGTTGAGGGGGTGAATAAAATGGATATAAAAACGATTATTGAAAACTTGAATTCTGGAAATTATCTTATAGAACATACAGTTGTAGAAGAGGGTAATAACATTGTAATTGTAGGTCATCTCCAAGATAAAAAAGATTCTTCAGGATTTGGAAGACATGAGTTTGTAATAAGAAACAAAACAGAGCAAAGTCAATTCCTTGATGCTTATACAGAAAAACTGAAGAAAATTCTAGGATAATCCAATGCCACTTTTTTATATAAGTGGCATTTTAATTTTTAAAGCAACTAGCATAATGGGGTGATGCCATTGATTGAACGTAAATTAACAGTAAAGCAACAAGCGTTTGCTGATTTCTATATTGAGCTAGGGAATGCCACAGAAGCTTATTTAAAGGCATATCCTAATGTTAAGAAGGAAGCGACAGCGAGAGCAGCTGGAAGTCGAATGTTAACAAATGTTAGCGTGAATTCTTATATAGAAGAACGCATGGAGGAATTGAAATCTGAACGTGTAGCTGACCAGCAAGAAGTACTGGAGACATTAACAGCGATTCTCCGTGGTGATGCTACTGCTGCAACATTAAGAAGCATTGATGTGGGTGTACAAAAGATTGAAGAGAATATGCCACCTACTATGACAGAGCGAATAAGAGCTGCTGAACTAATCGGGAAACGACATGGCCTATGGATTGATAAACAGGAGATTAACGCGACTGTTACGCCAGTTTTCGTGGATGATATAAGTGGTGATAGCAATGACAGTTAAAAAACTATCTGAATTACTACCACCAGCATTTCATTCAGTTTGGCGAGCATCTATTGCAACCGATATTTTAAATGTCGTATGTAAGGGTGGTCGTGGTTCTGGTAAATCATCAGACATAGCTCATATCATCACGCAGTTACTTATGCGGTACGCTGTAAATGCTGTCGGTATCCGTAAAGTTGATAACACCATTGAGACATCGATATTCGAGCAAATGAAGTGGGCCATAAACGAACAAGGGGTGTCACACCTATTTAAAATCAATAAGTCACCGATGAGGATAACATACATTCCACGTGGTAACTACATGATTTTTCGTGGTGCACAAGATCCTACTCGAATTAAATCTTTAAAGAGTGCAAACTTTCCTTTTGCACTTGCATGGCTAGAGGAATTAGCGGAATTTAAGACAGAAGAAGAAGTAACGACCATTACCAACTCATTACTACGTGGTGAGCTTGGGAATGGTCTTTTTTATAAGTTTTTTTATACGTATAACCCACCTAAGCGTAAACAGTCGTGGGTGAATAAGAAGTATGAAAGCTCATTTCAGCCTGATAACACGTTTGTTCATAAGTCTTCTTACCTTGATAACCCTTTTATCTCAAAGCAGTTTATCGAGGAAGCACAGGCTGCTAAAGAGCGTAATGAATTACGTTACCGTTGGGAATACCTCGGTGAAGCGATAGGGAGTGGTGTTGTGCCATTTGATAACTTACAGATTGAAAAAGGTTCAATTACTGATGAAATGGTAGCGTCCTTTGACAATATCCGTAACGGTGTTGACTTTGGTTATGCTACAGACCCATTAGCCTTTGTCCGTTGGCATTATGACAAGAAGAAAAACGGAATCTATGCAATCGATGAAATTTATGGTGTGAAAATTAGTAATCGTAAGTTAGCAGAGAAATTGAAAGCTAAAGGCTACCAATCAGACCGTATAGCAGCAGAATCAGCCGAGCCTAAATCGATTGATGAATTGCGTGATGAATTAGGAATAAAACGTATTTATGGCGTGAAAAAGGGCCCTGACAGCGTGGAATATGGCGAAGAGTGGCTGGATGATTTAGATTTCATTTGTATTGATCCGAACCGTACCCCTAACATTGCTAGAGAGTTTGAAAACATTGATTATCAAACTGATAAAGACGGTAATCCAATTCCTAGATTAGAGGACAAGGATAACCACACCATTGATAGTACTCGATATGCATTTGAAGAGGATATGCGTGGTAGCACATACAGCTTCGATTAGAAAGAGGTGAGAACATGACAGGATACTTTCCGTTCCAAGGTGCCGGAACTGATACGGACAGACTCAATAACATTATTAACAACGGTTCATCCACCATTTTGAGCAACCTTAGAGTATTAGAAAAACAGATTAGTAAGTTTAAATCATCTGAACAATTAAAATGGATGCGTATTGGTGAAGCTTATTATGAAGGTGAGCAAGATATCTTAAAACGTAAACGTAAAGTTATCGGTAATGGTGGGCGGTTAGAGATTGCCGAGAACCTTCCGAATAACAAAATATTAGATAATCAGTATGCAAAACTAGTAGATCAAAAGGTTAACTTTCAACTTGGTAAGCCACTAACTATTGAAGCTGAAAATGAGACGTACCTGAAATTGTTGCAAGGTATTTTTGATAAACGTTTCCACCGTACTTTCCGAAACGTTGGTTATGACGCATTGAATGCGGGTATCGCTTGGTTATTTCCGTATTACAACGAGCATGGTGAGTTCACATTCAAACGTTTTTCAAGTCACGAGATATTACCATATTGGCAAGATGCAGAACGCACAGTACTAGATTATGCGGTACGGATGTACACGGTTTTTGGCTATGAGGGGGATAAAGAAGTCATTACCGAGAAGGTGGAAATATACAGTACCGATGGAGTTAAACGTTATGTTTGGTTTAACGGACAACTGGTAGTTGATGTGGAAAATCCCTCTGCTCCATACTTAACGGTAGTTGATGATGAAGGCAATGAAATGGGTATGAACTGGCAACGTGTACCGTTAATACCGTTTAAATTTAACAGCAAGGAAATACCGCTAATCAAGCGTGTTAAGGCGTTACAAGATGGAATTAACATCATGCTCAGTGATTTTGAAAACAACATGCAAGAAGATGCTCGAAACACTATTCTTGTACTTCATAACTATGATGGGCAGGATTTAGGCCAATTCAGGCGTAATCTGGCTCAGTACGGTGCGGTTAAAGTACGTTCTGGTGATGGTGTAAAGGGTGGTGTCGAGACTTTAACAATCGAGGTCAATGCTGATAATTATAAATCCATTCTTTCATTGTTTAAGAAAGCACTCATTGAAAATGGCCGTGGTTATGACGCTAAAGACGAACGTATGGCTAACAACCCAAACCAAATGAACATCCAATCTATGTATAGTGATATCGAACTTGATGCAAATGGTATTGAGACTGAGTTCCAAGCATCCTTCGAGGAATTATTATGGTTTGTTAATCAACATTTAGCCAATACAGGCCAAGGAGACTTTGAAGGTGAACAGGTAAATATTGTGTTTAACCGCGATATCTTAATCAATGAAAAAGAAGTCGTTGAGGTATTAGAGAAATCACCTTACTTATCAGAAGAAACAAAGATTGCCCAACATCCATATATAAAAGATGTGCAACTAGAATTAGAACGCAAGAAGAAGGAACAGCAAGAGCAAATGAATATGATGGACAATTATGAAACGACCTTCCAAAAAAAGCAAGGTGATGTAGATGACCAAGCCGACGCGTAGTTATTGGCAAAAGCGTTTTGAGATGTTAGAACAAGCACAGCATAATAAATCAGCATCATACTATAAAGACCTCGAAAAAGCGTATATTCAAACCATGCAAGAAATGGAAAAGGATATTTCCCGATGGTATCAACGTTTTGCTAAGAACAATGAAATTTCATTGGATGAAGCCAAACGGTTATTAAAAAGTGATGAATTACGTGAGTTTCGTTGGACAGTAGAAGAATATATCGAATACGGCAAAAAGAATGCTATTAATCAGCAATGGATGAAACAACTTGAAAATGCTTCTTCTCGTGTCCATATAAGCCGTTTAGAGAGTCTGCAGTTACAATTAAAGCAACCTGTAGAAAAGCTTTATGGAGGGCAAATTGAGAGTTTTGAACAATTGGTAAAAGAAACTTATCAGACGCAATACTATCAAACAGCATTTGAGGTGCAAAAAGCTTTTGAAATAGGCTTTACTTTGCAAGCACTGGATGAAACAAAGCTTACAAAAATAATTAGCAAACCGTGGACTGCTGATGGTCGCACATTTAGTCAAAAGATATGGCGAGATCGAAATATGTTGTTAGATACGTTGCATACAGAACTTATCCAATCAATGGCACGAGGCGAAGCTCCTAATCGTATGATTTCAGCAATCACAAGAAAAATGAATACTTCACGCTCAAACGCTGCTCGTCTAGTTATGACTGAGTCAGCGTTTTTTAGTGCTGCTGCGCAAAAGGATGTTTATCAAGAGCTTGATGTAGAGCATTATGAAATCATCGCAACTTTAGATCATAAAACAAGTAGCATATGCCAATCCATGGACGGGAAGGTATTTAAGCAAGAGGATTTCGAACCTGGAGTTACAGCAAATCCATTTCATCCACATTGTCGTAGTACGACAGCGCCTTATTTTGAAGATGATTATAGCGAACGCATTGCCCGTGATTTAGACGGCCAAACATATTACGTTTCTAGCAATATGAAGTATGAAGAATGGTATCAAACGCAGGTTGAAAAACACGGTGAGCGAAAGATTGCTATTGAAAAAAAGAAACGTAATAACAAAAGTAGTGATAAGTTACAGTTCGAAAAAACAAAAGAAATGATAGGTAAGCAAGGTCCTAATTCTTTGGATGCTTTCCAAGATTTAAAGTATAATAATAGCAATGAATGGAATTTGCTGAATGACTACAAGAAATCCAGAGAAAATAATATGATTTCTCCGTATACTTCATTTGATGATTATGTTCTATATAAAAACAGAATCAATAACGAATTAATAGGAATAACAACTGCAGACGGTACGCTAATTAAGGCTCAGTCAAAACATTTTATTGAGCGTCTATTTGGTACGAATGAAGATCCTCATACTAAGCTAGCAAGGAACGGTGTGTCACTGGAGGAAATCAAAGAAGCTTTGCTGTATGGTAATGTAAAAGAGAGAGCGAACCAAAGTAGACAGTACATTGGTAATACTTGTGAGGTAAGTGTAAATCCTGAAACGGGTAACTTAATTCAAGTAAATCCTATATCATCGAGGAGGGGACAAAGTGAAACTAAAAAAAGAGGATTATGATTTTCTAGCGGAGCATGTACCTGAAATAGAAGAGTATGTGGAAAATAAAACAACCGATAGTCGCTTCGTTCATTTTGACTTAAGCGATGAAAACTTCCGGAATATCCAATCCGATATCAACTTTAGTATCGTTAGTCAGGGTATGGACCAACAAGATACTGTTAATGAGATCGGTAAGAGATTGTATAAAATTTATGATTTATTACCGTATTTAGATGAACCAAATTTAGAATATTTTAATGTATAGAGCACTGAACCGGTTATTTATGGTTGAGTGCTTTTATTATGCTTATTCGTCTTTATAGCGCTTGTAGACGTTAAAGAACAAGTGTCCAAACGCTATCGTGCCGTTGCACGTAAAACACGAATTAGGAGGCTAATCAGATGAAAAAAGAAGATTTAATTGCAATGGGGTTAAGCGAGGAGCAAGCTGATGCTGTTGTTGGTAAATATGGAACAATGATTCCTCAAGAACGCTTTGATGAGGTAAACACTGCCAAGAAAACACTCGAAGAACAAGTGAAAAATCATGAAACTCAGTTGAAGGGATTGCAAGATAAAGCAAAAGGTAATGAGGAACTTCAATCAACGATTACCGAGTTGCAACAGGCAAATGAAACAGCTAAAAAAGAATACGAGCAACAATTGAAAAATGAACGTATGAATGCAGCACTAAAATTGTCATTACACAGCAAAGTACATGATATCGATTTGGTTGCTGGGCTCATTGATAAAACAGCAATCGAGTTAAATGAAGATGGAAAAGTAGCAAAAGGACTTGAGGAGCAACTTAAAACGTTGCAAGAATCAAAGTCCTTTTTATTTGTGCCAGAAAAGCAACAGCCGACATTCAAAGGTTGGAATCCTGCTGGTGGAGAAAAGGGAGCAGATAGCGAATTAGACGCTGGTAGCGCATTCGCTAAACAGTTTAATGAAAAAGGTGCTGTGGGTTCTGATACTCCGAACCCGTGGAGCTAATTTAATCAAAAGGAGGGCATACACAAATGCCATATGTAAAAGGAGTAACAAATTACAACCGTATTAATTTTTTAGCATCTTCTAAGGTGCAAGCTTTCACTACGTTAGTAAGTGATTCAGGAATAACTGCTGATGCTAACGGAAAGAAAATCGTGAAAGCTGGAACAATCCTTCCTGCAAACGATGCTACAGCTAAAGGTATTCTTTACAACGATGTTGACGTAACAAACGGACCACAACCAGGTTCTTTAATTGTTGAAGCGTACATTTTAGAATCACGATTACACACTGCGCCGTCTGCTGAAGCAAAAACAGCATTAAAAGAAATTAAATTTCGATAATTGAAAGGTGGAAAAACAATATGCCAGATATCTTAGAGTTATTTGATAACAAAACTGTTCTTAGTTATTTAAAGGAGCGTAAATTAACACCGTTTTTGGGTGAGACGCTTTTCCCTGAAGTAAAGCACGATACACTTGAATTTGAATATTTAGTAGGTGCCAGCAATCTGCCGGTTGCTGCTAAAATTCACGCTTTCGATACAGAGGCGGAAATCGGTTCTGTAGAGTTTGGTGAACAAGCACTTGAAGCAGCTTACATTAAAAAGAAATACCAAATTAAAGAGAAGGACTTAATCGCTCTACAATTCCCTCGTACACCACAAGAGCAACAGGTGTTAATGGGACGCGTATTTAATTTAATTGATCGTGCTGTTGGTGATGTTCGTGCTGAAAAAGAAGTTATGCGTATGCAAGCGTTAGCGAATGGTCAGCTTTCACTTGCTATGGAAGGTGGCGAAACATTAACTGTTGATTATAAAGTGCCGAATGAACATAAAGAAGCATTATCCGGTACAGATTTATGGAATTTAGAAACGGCTGATATCCTTGGTGATATTCAACGTTGGTCGGATGCATTAGACGAGAAACCAACGCGTGCTTTGACATCGACGACAATTCTTAGTCAGATTTTACGCAACGCAAAAATTATTGCTGCTTTATTCGGTAAAGACAGTGGTCGAGTTGCTACTTTAGCTGATTTAAATGCATTTATGCAATCACATGGTTTGCCTACAATCGCGACATATGATTCAAAGTACCGAGTACAGAACGCAAATGGGACATATACAACAATGCGTTACTTCCCAGAAAACAAATTTGTAATGTTTGGTGATGCTCAATTAGGAGAAACTCTTCATGGACCAACCCCTGAAGAATCACGCCTTCTACGCCAAGGTAATGAGGAAGTACAAAACGCGGGTAATGTCATCGGTATGATTTTTGAGGAAGGTTTAGATCCAGTATCAACTTGGGCAAAAGCAGCATCAACTGCAATTCCATCGTTCCCAGAAGCAAATAACGTATTCCAAGCACAGCCAATTGCATAAGGAGGCCATGTAAATGAAATTAGTTGAAGTTATTGACATTCCAGTTCGTTATAATGGCGTAACCCATCCAAAAGGTGATTCGTTTGAGATGGAGGACGGCCATGTGAACGAAAAACTTGTAAAAGTTATCGGTGAGGTTGCTGCTAATCAATCTAATTCATTGGATAATCCGTTCGAAGGAATGTCTCTTGAAGAATTGAAGTTATACGCAGAACAACACAACGTAGACATCGGTAAAGCGACAACAGAAGAAGGAATTATCAAGAAAATCGAAGAAGCTCAAAAAGCTGAATAGGACGTGATTGAATGCTTGAAGAAGTGAGAGAGCGTTTAAAAGCGTTAGGAGTTACGATTTCAAATGAGCCGACTAGTACTGATGGTTTTTTATTAACTTTTGCAGTTAAAAAAACAACTGATCATATTAAAAACCAAACAAATTTAGATGTAATTCCTCAAGGGCTAGAACATGTCGCTATCGATATGGCTGTTGGGGAATTTTTGTTTGCTAAAAAATCGATGGGCTTACTAGATGTGAGCTCATTAGATTTTGACGTTGTAGCAAAACAAGTACAAGACGGCGATACTAATACGGTATTTGCAGTAAGCGAAAGTACAACGCCAGAAGCTCAGTTTAATGCCTTTATCAACTATCTTCTGCACTACGAAATCGATTTCGTAAAATATCGGGTGCTTACATGGTAAGTGCGCGTAGAAAAGCTGTTGAGTCGTTGTATAAAGGTTTATGTACCGTAAAGGTATGGCAAGAGATTGAAGATCCAATTACTCATGTAACAAAACATGATGAAGCGTCACTCTTTTCTGATACAAAGTGTAAGCTATCATACGAAAAACAAACGTCATCAACACCTACTGGCGGTCCGGCAGTAATTGCGCAGACTATCAAGCTATTTATTGCTCCTGAGTTGGATATACCTGCAGGGTCAAAGATTATTGTGACTCAGCATGGTAAAACAACAGAATACTCAAGAAGTGGTGAGTCTGCTGTGTATAAGGACCACCAAGAAATAGTCTTAGAACTCTTTAGGGGGTATGCATAATGGGTAGAGGTGGACGTGTTGATTTAAGACAGTTGAAGGCGTTTGAACGAAAACTAGCCAAGTTAGCAACTGCTGATTACGAAAAATTCTGTGAGGATTGTGCGAATGAATTAGCCGCTAGGTTGCTAGGTAAGGTGATTCGACGCACTCCAGTAGCGAAAGTAAATGGAGGAACTTTACAACGTGGATGGACAATTGGACAAGTAAAAAAGAGTGGTTCTGTCTACGAAATAGAGGTTATTAATCCAGTAGATTATGCTCAGTACGTTGAGTTTGGGCATCGTACATCTAATAATCAAGGTTGGGTAAACGGTCGTTTTATGATGACTATATCAGCAGATGAACTTGAACAACAGGCGCCAGCAATACTTGAAAGAAAACTCTTTACATTACTAAAGGGGGCTTTCGATGGAGATTAATGATATTCAAAATGCAATTTCTATTAAACTTCATCAAGCGTTCGGAGAAGGTTATAAAAAATATATCGATGAAGTACCGCAGGGGTTTAAGACTCCTGCTTTTTTAATTCAATTTTTGAACTTAGAGCACATTAGACAAATAGGTGGACGATGGAAGGTAACAACACTGTTTAACGTGCAGTATTTCCCTAAAAACGGCATATCTGAGGCGTCAAACATGACATTGAAGGTACAACAAGCATTAAAAGAAATAACGCTGTTAAACGGCTCATTGATGCTAGGTACTGGTGCTAACAGTGAGTTAGTAGATGGCATCGGACATAATTTCATTCGTTTCAATTTCTTCTTGCAAGATGTTGAAGAAAAAATATTTATGGGTTCACTTGAACAATATACGAAAACGAAAGGGTGAAAGTGTTGGCGAAAACAGAAGTACTTCAAGACAAAGCAAAAGCAACCACTGATGAAGTATCAAAAGCATTAGGAGCACCTGAATTTACAAAAACTCAAATAGTCAACAGCAACAAATACATTGCTCGTCGTGATGCATTAAATGCGTTGCTGAAAGATGACAAAACATACTCACTCACCGAAGTGGATGGGATTTTAAAGAGATTCGACAAAGGAGGTAAATAACGTGGCATTAGGTGGAGGTCCATTTTTAACTCAAAATAAAGTACTACCTGGTACGTATCAAAACTTTATTAGTGCGGCTCGTGCATTCGTTAATCTATCAGACCGTGGCTACGCTGCATTACCAATCGCTTTAGATTGGGGACAAGATGATGGGGTGCTAACGGTGAACCTTGAAGATTTACAAAAGGATTCATTAAAGCTTTTTGGCTATGATTATACCCATCCAAAATTAAAGGGTATTCGAGACATTTTTAAAAATGCTATTACAGTATTTTTTGCAAAACTTAATTTAGGCGGTTCAGCCGCAGAAAATATTTATGCAAAAGCAAAGTATAAGGGCATTCGTGGTAATGATTTAAAAATTGTCATTCAAGCAAACGTAGATGAGCCTTCAAAATTTGATGTAAAAACGTATCTAGAAGCGATTCTAGTTGATGAACAAACAGTTACCACAGCTGCCGAACTAACAGCAAATGATTTTGTGTCATTTAAAAGTGATGCAACTTTAGCTGTAACTGCTGGTACTCCTCTTTCTAGTGGTTCTAACGGAGCTACAGCATTAACTGCAGGCACGCCACATCAATTAGCTTTGGATGAATTAGAGGCATACGGCTTTAACACATTAGGTTGCTTATCCAATGAACAGACAATTAAAGATTTGTATGTGGAATACACAAAAAGGATTCGTGACCAAGTAGGTGGCAAGTTCCAACTAATTGGGCATAAATTAGGTGCTAAAGATCATGAGGGAATCATTGATACACCGAACGACGCTATTGGCGAAGGTGAAGAATTGTTTGGAGCAGTTTATTGGTTAACTGGCGCTGAGGCAGGCGTAGCAGTTAATAAATCCAATACAAACAAGAAATACGATGGTGAGCACACCCTTGATATGTCTGAAACTAAGACACAATCGCAATTAACCAACTTATTAAAAGGTGGGAAATTAGCATTCCATCGTGTTGGTGAGGAAATTCGTATTCTTGAAGATGTAAACACATTCACGTCTTTTACAGGAGACAAAAACGAAGATTTCTGTATGAACCAAGTAATTCGCGTGTTAGATCAAATTGCTATTGATACGGCTCAACTCTTTAACAATCGTTATCTCGGTAAAGTACCGAATGATAAAGATGGCCGAATTTCATTATGGAATGATATTGGTGCACATCGTATGGAAATGCAACGTATTCGTGCGATCCAAAATTATAACAAGGATGACCTTACGGTAGATCAAGGGAATTCAAAAAAATCTGTTGTTGTGAATGAAGTTGTTATTCCAACAGTTGCAATGTCACAGCTTTATATCACTACTACGGTAGCTTAAAGGAGGGAATTTACGTGGATAATAACAAAATATTAATTCCACTTAATTTACAGTATTTTGCGGAAGCTACTATGCATGCTCGTGATGCTATTCATGGCGCACAAGGTCGTGCGTATGTAACGATTGAAGAAAATCGTTATCTCTTTGCTCAATTAATTAATTTAGAAGCACGTATGGATAAGACGAAAACACAAGTGCCTATTATGGGGCGTACTGGTAAAGGAAACAAGGCAACCGGTTGGGAAGGTACAGGTTCAGCAACTTTTTACTTCAATACATCCATTTTTCGTGAGCTATTAAAACGTTACAAAGATTCAGGGGAGGATATTTATTTTGATATTCAAGTAACAAATGAAGATGGTAGTTCCACTGTAGGCACTCAAACAGTGATATTAATCGATTGTAATATGGATGGTGGCATAATTGCTATGTTAGATGCGGATGCCGACTATTTGGAAGATTCATTCGACTTTACTTTTGAGGATTTCGAAATTCCGACTTCCTTTAGTATCGTGTCAGAAATGCTATAAAGTATATTTGTATTTTATACTTCACTTTTGAGAAATGATATAATGGAAATATTATACTTTGCAGAAAGTGGGGTAAGACTTTGAAATTTGCGGTAGGTAAAGTGGTCGGAAAGCTAAGCATTGTAGAATTTCAAGGAAGAAATAAACATAGCAAAAAGCAATGGCTCTGCCGTTGTGAATGTGGAAATATGGTAATTAGGGAAGAAGGAAATTTAAGGAACACTAAAGTACCGCATTGTGGTTGTTCTCCTGGATGGAAGGGCACAAATAAAAGATTTAAAGATTTAATAGGAGAACGATATGGTAGGCTTACAGTAAAGTATCATTTCGGTAAAAATAAACACAGTCATAATTTATGGTATTGCCAATGCGATTGTGGGAATTATTCAGTTGTTACGACAGCTGCTTTATCAAAAGGTGATACAAACAGTTGTGGTTGTTTAGCGAACGAACTGAAATCTAAAAGAACGATTACACACGGAATGACAAATACACGTTTATACAAGGCGTTTGCTAAAATGAAGGAACGCTGTAACAATCCTAATAGCAAAGACTATTTTCATTACGGTGGTCGTGGGATCAAGATATGCGAGATATGGTCTACTTTTGAAAAGTTTAAAAACTGGGCTTATAACAATGGTTATGAAGAACATCTAACCATTGACCGAATTGATGTCAATGGAGATTACGAGCCGTTGAATTGTCGTTGGGTTACTATGAAAGTACAAGGCAATAATAAACGGAACAATTTAAAAATAGTTTATCAAGGACAAGAAAAAACCTTAAAGCAGTGGTCAGAAGAGATGAATATAAATTACTCAACCCTATACGGAAGAATAGTAAAAAGAGGTTGGGATATCGATAGAGCTATGGAGACTAGATAAATCTAGTCTCTTTTTATTTACAAAAAAACAAAAAGGATAAGGTGACTATATGAATTTAACAGCATTTTTAGCGCAAAACGCATTGAAAGCAGAAAATGAGAAAGTTGTTGTATCAAAACGCTTTGTTCAAGATGGTAAACCTATTAAATGGGAAGTTGCTGCTATTACATCTGATGAAGATGATCAATTACGTAAAGCCAATACAAAACGCATGCCAGTACCAGGTAAAAAAGGCGTTATGGTACCTGAGACAAACTATACGGCATATTTAGCTGCACTTGCAGTGAAATGTACTGTATTCCCGAACCTCCATGATAAAGAGTTACAAAATTCATATGGGGTAATGGGAGCAGAGGAATTATTGAAAAAGATGCTGTTACCAGGTGAATACGATGGGTACCTTGCAAAAATTCAAGAAATCAATGGTTTTGATGTTGGCATGGATGAAGCAGTAGAAGAAGCAAAAAACTAATAGAGGACGGCGACTATGAAGCAAATGTTGCTTATTACTGCTTACATAAGCTCCATAAGTGGCCGTCAGAATTTGATTCATTGCCTAAATACGAAAAAGCATTCGTTGTAGCTGCTGTTCAAATAAAACTAGCTGCTGATGAAAAGGCTGAAAAAGAGGCTAAACGAAGTGGTAAAGGTAAGGGCAAGAGAAAACGATAATTACCCACTAAGCTAAATTTATATAGTGAAATCTCTCTATATTTTGTATATTTGTGTATGAGGAGGGATATTAGTGAAATTTTTCTTGCGTCTTGCATCACTAATTTTATGGTTTTGGGCATTTGGTTTTTTGATAGGTGGAGTTTCTGTTACCATTCAAACTAATTACCACATAGTAGCGATATTATTTTTTCTAATAATTATTAGTATATTTATATACTTAGGAATTTACTTATGGAAAAAGTCTATGAAGTATAATAAATCTGTCGATCAAGGAGAAACAGCAGCTGAGAGATTTGAAAGGGAAAGTGAAATTCCAGGTTCAAAGGCCCGTCAACAAAAATTAAATGCAGATATTTGTATACAAGTAAAGCATATGGCGGGTCTCCCTATAGCAGAGGGAGCAGAAATTTTTGTATACAGATGTGAAAATAAAGTTATATTTGAAAGAAACCAAGATACTATTGAATTGGATATTTTGAAAGTTAGAGATATTTTAATTAAAACTGATGTCGAAATTCAGAAAAGTTATGTAAGTAGTACTGGTGGGGCTGTAGGTGGTTATGTACTATTCGGGGCATTAGGAGCCATGATTGGTGGACGAGCAAAAGAAAAGACGAGTACTATTATTGAAAAATACTTAATCTTTGCATATGAAAAAGGAAATGAATTAGATTATATCTCCATGGAAGTTACTAATGAACCAAATGCACTTTTATTTAACACAAACTACTATGAATTATCGAAAAATGAAAGAAGAATGACAAGTCTTTAAGAGCGCCTATGTGGTGCTCTTTTTCTTTGCTTCGAGAGGAAGTGATAATATCGCAACAATTCGTACTGCTATCCAAATTCAAGATCGTATGAGTCAACCCATGAGAGCGATGCATAACGCAGTATCAATGATGGTAAATCAGATGGAAGCAATGCATGTGGCGTCAGGACAAATGATGGATACTTCTAGTGTTGAATTAGCGCGGAGGGAATTAGCATCAGCAGCGCAAGCAATAAGTTCGATGGAGCAGGAAGTAAATAATGCTTCAGGGGCCCAACAAAGATTTACAAACAATATTAGGGACGGTACAAGTGCAGCAGACGGGTTGCTAAATAAAATCATAGGGATTGTTGGAGCTTATCTTAGTATTCGAACGGCAGGAAGTATTTTATCCATGGCTGATGATATAACAAATACAACTGCTCGTTTAGACATTATGAACGATGGTTTACAAACTACTGCTCAACTAAATGATAAAATTTTAGCCTCAGCCAATCGTACTTATTCATCATTTGATGATACTGCTGATATGATTGCAAAGTTGGGTATTTTAGCTAGTGAAGCATTCTCTTCGAATGATGAGATTATTGCTTTTGCAGAGCAATTAAATAAACACTTTACTATTTCCGGTACAGAATTACAGGGTGTTCAAGCAGTAATGCTTCAATTAACACAAGCTATGGCAAGTGGTGTATTACGTGGTGAAGAATTAAATAGTGTGTTAGATAACGCACCAACAGTTGTAAGAAACATTGAAAAATATTTAGGTGTTACAAGAGCAGAGTTCCGCAAAATGGCTTCTGATGGACAAATAACTGCAGACATTTTAAAACGAGCCCTTTTTGCTGCAGCAGATGAAACAAATGCACGTTTCGAAAGTATGCCTAACACATTCCGAGATGTATGGACAGAAGCAATGAATAATATAAGTGCTCAATTCGGTGATTTTTTCAGTCGTTTAACATCGGTTTCTGATTCGAAAAATTTTCAAAAAGCAATAGATGATATTGTATTTAGTATTGGTAGTCTCTCAAGCGTTGCGACACAAGCATTAGATTTGTTAATAACAGGCGGTAGCTTTGTTTATGATAATTGGTCAACAATAGGGCCTGTAATTGGAGCCTTAACAACAGTACTAACAGGATATGTAACAGCGTTGGTTGCTGTTAAGCTTGCAAAAATGGCAACAGTTATATGGACTGCACTTTCAACTACAGCAACTTTAATATACGCTGCGGCAATAGGTGCTGGTACTGGTGCTACATGGTCAATGGTAGCAGCTGCTTGGGGGCTTAATGCTGCATTAGCTGCAAATCCAATTTTCATTATTATTATGGCTATTGCTTTACTTATAGGAATAATTTATTTGGCTGTAGCTGCTATCAATTATTTTACGGGGTCATCTATTAGCGCAACAGGAATCATTGCTGGTGCTTTTATGGTTTTAGGTACCTACATCTATAATGTGATTGCTTATTTGTGGAATATTTTTGCGGCAATTGCAGAGTTTTTCGTCAATGTGTGGAGCCATCCGATGTATTCAGTGAAAAAATTATTCTACAATCTCGCTAGCAATGTATTAGATCGCACAATTGCTATGTCTAGTGGGTGGGATAATTTTGCAACAGGCTTTGCGAATGCCATGATTGATGCCGTTAATATTGCAATCAAGGCGTGGAATTGGTTGATAGATTTATTACCTACAGATATTGCAGCTAAGATTGGATTGGCAAAAGGAACCGAATTTTCACACCGAACATCAATAACAAGCGATTTAAAGAATATAAAAGGTGCATTAGGTGATTGGGTCGGTGAAACACCTGCTGACTATTGGGAAGCGCCTAAAATGGAAATGAAGTCATTGGGTGCTGCTTGGGATACAGGATACAATTGGGGGGCTAATTTATTCAACCGTGATAGTAATGAGAAGGATGATGCGGGAAAGGCCATTGAAGAGGCAATGAAAAATGCTCTAGGTGACAAATTAGATAAAGCGAATCAAAACGGAGATAAAACAGCGAAGAACACAGCAAAAGCTGCTAAGTCGCTAGAAGGTGCAGGCGAGGACTTAAAGTATATGCGCGATTTAGCAGAGCGAGAGGCGATTAATCGTTACACAACTGCAGAGATTAATGTAGATATGAAAAATGAAAATCACATTAATAGTGAAATGGACATTGATGGTGTTATTGATAAATTCGGTGAAAAAGTAGAAGAAACAATTGCAATGTTAGCGGAAGGAGGTCCGACAGAAAATGTATAACTTTTTTCTAGATGGAGTTCAGTTTCCTGTCGCTCCTTCTGAAATGACCACGAAAATTAACGGTCGTAATGAAACGATAGTGCTGATGAATGACGGTGAAGTAAATATCATAAAGAAAACAGGTTTAACGGATATTGAGTTTGAGGTATTGCTCCCAAACGTCAAATATCCGTTTTCTGTTTATCCAAATGGTTTTCAACCAGCTACTTATTATCTCGATAAACTAGAAAAATTAAAGGTATCTGATAAACCTTTTCAATTCATTGTCAACCGTATGATGCCGAATGGGAACCTACTCTTCGACACGAACATGACTGTCTCAATTGAGGATTACGAAATTAATGAATCCGCTGAAAACGGTTTTGATGTCATGGTAAATATTCGTTTGAAGCAATATAGGGCATATGGGAATAAACGGCTTGTCACTAAGCCTGCTACTACATCAGGTAGCGCTTCAAATACACCAACTGCTCAAAAGGCTGTTGTTGAACAAAAACGCCCTACAACGGGCAAGGAAACACCTAAAACACATACTGTCGTCAAAGGTGATACATTGTGGGCAATTGCTAAAAAGTATTTAGGTGATGGTTCTAAGTCAACCGAACTTGCAAAGCTCAATAACATTAGCAATCCAAATGAAATTAAAGTTGGGCAGGTGATAAAACTTGGCTAAATCACAGCTGTATATTATGAGCAAAGGGCGTATTTTTGAATGTGCGGTAGAGGAAGGTGTCGAGTGGGAAACGCATCGTAAAGGCTCACCAGGCAAACTAACATTTAATATCATTAAAGATGAAGTGCTAGGCTTCCATGAAGGTGATGCTGTTCGTTTTGATTATGATGGCCACAAGATATTTTTCGGCTTTGTATTTACGAAAAAACGGAATAACAACCGTCTTATCAGCGTCACTTGCTATGACCAACTGCGTTATTTTAAAAATAAGGACACATACGTATACGCCAATAAAACGGCTGCTCAAGTACTTCAAATGATTGCAGAAGACTTCAAGTTAAAGACAGGCATCATCGCTAATACGAAACACGTCATTACATCAAGAGTAGAAGATAACCAAGAGCTATTTACTATCATGGATAATGCACTATCTGAAACGACTCTTAACACAGGTGATTTATATGTACTGTATGACGATTATGGCGCGTTAAACCTACGGAATATTAAGATGCTTAAATCTGATTTACTCATTGACGAGGAATCAGGAGAATCCTTTGAATACACAACTTCAATTGACGAGAACACGTACAACAAAATCAAGTTAGTACGAGAAAATAAAAAAACAGGCAAACGGGAAATATACATTGCGCAAGATAGCTCCAAAATGAACGAATGGGGCATATTGCAAATGACAGATAAACTTGATGAAAACGAAAACGGTAAAGCAAAAGCTGATGGTATGTTGGCTCTCTACAATCGCAAATCAAGGAAGTTACACATTAATAAAGTGTTTGGTGATCCATCGGTGCGCGGCGGTACTACGTTAGGGGTGCAAATGTATTTAGGTGATTTAACGGTTGCTAATTTCATGTTGGTCGAAACGGTAAAACACACCTTCAAAGAATCAGACCATCGTATGGACTTAAAGCTGATTGGCGGTGATTTTGTTGCGTAGTATGGAAGATATTTTAATTGAGTTTCAAAAGATCGTTAAAGGCGTATTAAACGCTCAAAAGCTTTGTACTATTGTTTACGGCACTGTGGTTAGTATAGAGCCATTAGAAGTGTATGTTGACCAAAAATTAACGCTTAAAAAGGAACAATTGAAGCTTACTCGTGCGGTCATGGATTACGAAGTAGATATGACGGTTGAACACGAAACAGAAATTGGCTTTGGCCCTGCTAGTCATACACATGATTATAAAGGACGTAAAAAGTTTAAAATTCATAACGGCTTAGTTGATGGAGACAAAGTAACCATGATACGAGCGCATGGTGGTCAACAATACTTAATTATTGATATAGAGGTGGTTTAATGATACCCCAGGTTGAAAATGATGGACTGACACTCGATTTTGAGGAAATCATTGAACCATCGAAGAACTATAAATTAATACATGACAAGAATCGCTGTGTTGGCTTTATTGATGAATTCGAAGCCATGAAACAGGCGATTTTTTTAATGCTCTCTGTCGAGCGTTACGATCACATTATCTATACATGGAATGCAGGGTTTGAATCGAAAGATTTATTCGGTAAACCCACCTCTTATGTTGCTAGTGAAGTACCACGACGTATACAAGAGTGTTTGCTACACGATAACCGAATTAATGAAGTGGATTCATTTGTAGTGACAACAAAGAAAAATAAAGTTCATGTTGCATATACAGCACACACTATCTTTGGTGATTTAATGCTTGAGAAAGAGGTTGAATACTAATGGCCGAACCATTTAATTTAGATATAACATTTGAAGAACTGATTGCTCGTAAACTTGCAGGTATTGATGATTCTCTCGATAAGCGTGAAGTCACTTCATTAATTTATAACGCCACAGCAGCAAATAGTGTTGAAACGGTTCAAATGCTTTTTACATTAAAGAATTTCATCGACATGGTATTTGCTGACACTGCACCAAGTGAGTATTTACTTCGACGTGCTGCAGAACGTGGTTTAAAGCCTCTTGAAGCTACTTACGCCAAACGAAAAGGTGTCTTTAATATTGATGTACCTATCGGTAGTCGTTTCAGTTTGGACGATTTGAATTATGAAGTTATCGAGCGAATCGCAAAAGGTCAATTCATCTTGAAATGTGAAACAGCAGGTAATGTTGGTAATTTGTTTTCGGGGCAACTTATTCCCATTAACTATATAAATAATTTGGAGACAGCCATGTTAACCGATGTCTTGGTACCAGGAGATGACGAAGAAGAAACCGAAGCATTCCGCACTCGCTACTTCAATAGCTTTGAATCAACCGCATTTGGTGGCAATAGAGCCGATTACAAAGAAAAGATAAGGAAATTGCCTGGAGTTGGTGGTGTACGTGTTTATCGCGCTTGGAATGGTGGAGGGACGGTTAAATTAGTCATAATTAACTCTCAATACGGGAAACCGACATCAACACTAATCGAAGAAGTACAAAAGGCTGTTGATCCATTAGAAAATCAAGGAGAAGGTATAGGGACAGCTCCGATTGACCATATAGTAACTGTATTTGGTGTAGGAGAAACAGTCATTAATATTACATTGAATATCACGTATCAAGCAGGATGGTCATGGGCTGACATTGAGAGTCAAGTACAGCATGTAATCGATGATTATTTCAAAGAGTTAGCGGAAGAATGGGCCAAGGCTAACAGTTATGAAGAAGATTATACAGGAGTAGTTGTACGTGTTTCACAAATTGAATATCGATTACTAGGTATAACTGGGGTGCTTGATATTGCAAATACGCAATTAAATGGTAGTCAATCCAATATTGCATTAGATGTTGAGTCCATTCCAAAACGAGGTGTTGTAAGTGGCTAGAGAAGTAGACATCATGGGTTATTTACCGTCCGTTTTGCATGAAATTAAAGAAATCGTTGCTATGGCTAACGTAGAAAAGCCTGTATTAGAAGCGTTATGGCAAGAAATCGAAAGCACCTTAAACAATCAATTTGTTGTAACAGCAGGTGAAAAAGGTGCTAGTCGTTACGAAAAAATGCTTAAGCTAAGTGTTCCAGCGTCTGATTCTATCGAAACACGTAGATTTCGTATTTTAACTCGTTATCAAGAGCAAGCACCTTATACTAATCGAGTCTTAAAACAATTGCTAGATAGCCTTTTGGGAGAGGGACAATATGAATTGCAATGTGATGTGGCTGCAAAGACCTTAAGTGTGAAAATCGAATTGACGGTTAAAGGTATGTTTGATGCGGTGGCAATTATGCTTGAACGCATTACACCTCAAAACATGATTCTAACCGTCCAATTACGATATAACCAACACAGCACAATAGCCCGTTTTACACATGCTCAACTAGCAGCATTTACACATCAACAATTACGAGAGGAAGTGATGCCATAA